TAAGGAGTAATACATTATGGCAACATCATTGGCCGATATCAGAGCAAGACTGCAACAACAAGACACACGATCCGGAAGTAGTTCAAGTGGGGGTGGCGACAATGCTATCTTTGCACACTGGAACATAAAAGAAGGCGACACTGCAACTATCAGGTTCCTCCCTGATGGCGATCCTAAAAACGATTTTTTCTGGGTAGAACGTGCTATGATCCGTTTACCTTTCCAGGGTATTAAAGGACAAGCAGACAGTAAACCCATACAGGTACAAGTACCCTGCGTTGAAATGTGGGGAGAATCCTGTCCTATCCTAGCAGAAGTTAGAACATGGTTTCAAGACAAGGGTCTAGAAGACATGGGTCGTAAGTATTGGAAGAAGCGTAGTTATTTGTTTCAAGGTTTTGTAAAAGAGAATCAAATGCAGGAAGACAAAACACCTGAAAACCCGATTCGCAGATTTGTAATTAGTCCACAAATCTTTAATTTAATTAAGGCAGCACTTCTTGATCCAGATATGGAAGAGTTGCCAACTGATCCTACTAAGGGATTAGACTTTAGGGTAGTTAAGACCACAAAAGGTGGGTACAGTGACTACTCTACAAGCAATTGGGCAAGGCGAGAGTCTGCACTAACTTCAACAGAAACTGCGGCAATAGAACAATATGGTTTATTCAACTTAGTTGATTTTCTACCTAACCGCCCAGACGAAACTGCACTAAAAGTAATGAAAGAAATGTTTGAAGCATCTGTAGATGGGCAACCATATGATGCAGAGAAATGGGGTAATTACTTTAAACCAGCAGGTATGATGCGGACAGCAACAGAAACCAGTACTGCACCAGCGGCAGTGTCAGCACCAGCGGCAGTGTCAGCACCAGCGGCACCAGTAACAGTAACTACTCCACCAAGTAGCCAAAGAGCAGAAGACATTTTGGCTATGATTAGAAATAGACAAAAGTAACACAACCTCCTCCTAGTAGTAAGTAGTTAAAAGTGGGTACCCAGGTGGGTACCTGCTTTAGTACTACGATAAACATGCTAACACAACTTGATTATGAACTGTTTCCTAACAACCCTGAGGTATACAGACTACCGTCAGGAGAACTAGTGGCTAGAATATTTAAAAATGCAACTAGTAGTTTGGATAGACAAGGTTACGAGTTAGCTACACTAGACGAAATAGAACAAGCAAATACAATTACAGCATATTGGCGAGAACCTGTAGCAAGGTTCTGTAGCGGAGTAAGTACGTTTGTTCAACAAACAGGCATCAGAGTAGAAGATGCTGTTCAATATCTATTTTTAAATAGGCACTATGCCCCACAGTTTTACAGTTTAATAAATCTTAGACGTTTTATGAACAGACATGCTTGTTTTAGTTTTAAGGAGTTAGGCGACATTGGTTCTATAACAGAGTTTCATGAAGTGCCTTACAGTAAAACAGAAGTGCCAATTACAGACAAAGTACATTTTTACCTAACGTGCGATAAGGTTGTCTGGGAAAAGTTTTTAGATACAACAGTGCATATTAACGAAGTATTACGTGTACTTAAATTATTTCATATAGGATACTATAAAGAAGTCTTTGAACATAGTAAAACAATAAATGCAAGCATTTAAAGAACTAACGTGCCACAGTATTATGTACATACAGTACGAAGTTATGGAGCATCTTGCCAATTACGAGCTAGAAGAAGGCTGGAACGATATTGACGAAGCAACTTGTCTACGTAGTTGTCCTAGACTCATGCTATACCTGAAAGAACTTAAACTGGCTCCTAGAGATATCGCATGTACATACCTTACTGAACACTTAGACTTGCACGTAGATGCCAAGCCGGTAGTGGCTAAACTTAATATACCAATACAACATTGTGTGGGCAATATAAACTACTGGTATGACGAGGACGTAAGTCACAGAAGAACTAAAAAAGATAAATTCAACAGAAACGTTCCTGACTTAGCAGGATGGGTACCAAAGTCTAATATTATAACACATCAATTCTTTACAAAACCAATAGTGTTTAACAGCCAAATACCGCATGGTGTTAAAGTTACATACGGTCCACGTATAGTTTTAAGTATAACATTTTTTAATGAGCCGTTAAATGAACTGCATTAGATTCAAGCACTTTGCAAGACTTAACCCTGACGGCACAGTAAGCCGATGTGGTCACATGGTAAAACCTCCTCGTTTTAATTCATTTAATGACATGAATAACAGTGACTGGAACAATAACTTAAAAGATTGGCCTGTCGAATGTGTTAGATGCAAAGTTAGCGAAAATCAGGGCAAAGAAAGTGTTAGGCAATTCAGTAACAAACAACATGAAGAACTATCTCAAGCTCATAAAGATTATCTAATCATTGGTGGAGTGTTGGATAATATATGTAACTCTGCATGTCAACATTGTAATCCACACTTAAGCACAAAGTTTGGCGCCATTGCTAATAATAAGATAATAGTAGACAACACAGATAAATTTTACAACTTTCCGCAGGAACGTATTGTTAAGTTAGATATTAATGGTGGAGAGCCCACAGCAAGCCCCAACTACAAAAAATTACTGGAGTATTTGCCTGCTAACGTGCGTTATGTGAGAATAAACACAAACGGCAGTCTACGTATAGATCCAACGCCTTTGCTTAACCGTGGCATTGATGTTACAATAACTATGAGTTTAGATGGCATAGACAAAGTACATGATTACTTACGTTGGCCCGTTGTTTGGAAGACATGGTTAAAACAATTTAACTATTACAACGAATTTAAAAACAAGAACTTCCATTTAGATGTATGGTCAACTATAAGTGCATTAAACCTTAAAGACTATCCTAACATCAAAAAGTTTACAGAAGATAAGGGTGTTAATTGGGCATGGGCATTTTTAGAATCACCAGATGTATTAAGCATTAGACACACAAACTTTTTAACTGAACCTGCTAACGAGTTATTTGATGTGGTGGGGACAGAGCAAGACAACAGTCAGAAACTAACAGCGTGGTTAAAGTACCAGGATACTATTAGAAAAATCAATTACAAGGACTACTTATGAAAATAGCAATTACGGGTGGAACTAACGGTATAGGTAAGGCATTACTAGAACATTACATTAAAAAAGGACACACTGTGATGGATTACAGTAAACGAAATGGTTGGGATATTATACACCATGAACGTATTGCTGAACGAGTAGCACAATGTGATTGGTTTTTTAATAATGCACAACAAGGTTATGCACAGACTGAGCTACTGTTTGGTGTATATGAGTACTGGAAGGATAAACCAGGCAAAAAGATAATAAACATTAGCAGTATGATGGCTGGAATGACAGTTAGTTGCTTACCGGGTTACGACATGTTAAAGTATCATCATCAAAAGCGAACGCTGGAAAGCGCAGTAGAAGTGTTACGAAATAAGATGACTTGGCCACAGCTAGTTACCGTACGACCTGGTAAAGTAGACACACAGGGAGAAGGCGGTGCTGATGTAACGGCCTGGGTAAGCAAATTGGTGCGTATACTTGAAGAAGACCAAGTTGGCATGGAAATATACGACATTAGTCTAGCATAATGGACCCTAAAGAATACGTAACAAACAAAGTTAGGTGCCCGATCCCCTGGACCGGCATAATGATCAACCATGACGGACAAGTTAAGAATTGTATTAGAGCATACGAGGATATAGGTGATTTAAAGACAACTCCCATTCGTGATATTGTATTAGGTAGTAAAAATATAGAGATACAACAGGCACATCAAAACAATAACAAGCACAATAGTTGCCAGGGGTGTCATAAGCTAGAAGAACAAAAAACAGACTTTAATATCATTAGCGACCGCAAGTATTACATTAAAGAAATGCGTAATGTAGACAAAGGCATATACGATCATAATACACATGAACTACATCAGATAGATGTACGCTGGCAAAATACCTGTAACTTTGCTTGTATATATTGTGGTCCTGAATTTAGTAGTAAGTGGGCACAAGAGGTTAATATACACTTACCAACACCCAGCAAAGAAAACTATGACGACTTGCGTAACTATGTTTTTGACAATGTTAAAAACTTAAAGAACGTATATCTAGCTGGTGGTGAGCCCATGCTAATGACAGAGAACGAAGAACTGTTAGAGCTACTGCTTAAACACAATCCCGACGTAAATCTACGCATTAACACTAACCTAAGTCATACTAACACACGAGTGTTTGATTTGGTATGTAAGTTTAAAAACGTACACTGGATTGTGAGTGCAGAGACCATGGGAGATGACTATGAGTACATACGTTATGGTGGTCAATGGGCAACATTCTGTCATAACCTACGTTGGATCAAGGACTTAGACCATAAGATAACATTTAACATGTTGTACTTTGCTCTTAATGCATTTACCGTCTTTTATTTTATTGAAAAGTTTAAAAATGACTGGAACTTTCATCCAAATGCATTTGTAATTGGGCCCGTTTTACAACCTGAAGCACTTAACGTTCGGCATCTTCCTAAATTGACATTAGATAGGATTGGTGTTATACTACAAGAGAAGATTAACGAACACCCTGGATATCTATTAGAAGATAGTTATAGGAATTTATTGAGGTATATACAAGAGCCGTTTAAAAAAGATCCAAACAGCACTGTAGATTTTTTAAAGGAAATA